ATGATGACCACCCACTTGAGAATGTCATACAGCTTGTCAGGGATTTTCATGGTTTGCTCCTTTCTGTGCCCGATTCGGGCACCACAAAAATTAATGATTGTTTTCCAGGTCCGCGATGCGGTGGTTGGCGACCTTGATCTGCTCCTCCAGCACCGGGACGCGCCGCGCGAAATTGTTGTGCTCCCGGACTTCCCGTGTCAGCTCCTCCAGCTTGGTATCGGTGACGGCCTGCTGCTTGTCCAGCTTGGCCTGCACGTCTTTTGTGGTCTTGTTGCTGGTGATGATGACCCCCAGTAGGGACAGCCCTCCTGTGATGAGGGCCACTATGATTGCTTCTGTCATGTGCGGGTTCTCCTTTTTTATCTTTTGATGCGGAAAAGATTGCTGCGGCGAAAAAGCCGACCAGTTCTGATGCCGGGATGATGATAAGTAGCCATAACGGATTCATGTGACACACCCTTTCAGCTTGCGATCCATATCCCGGCGATGTAGATATAGTACCCTGCGGGGATGTCCTCCTTGGGCCGGATCTGTATGGTGCCGGCCGAGCTCAGACGCGCATCCAGGTTCTTTTGGCAGTAAGCACTCATGGCATGGGTCGAGGTTGGGAGATGGTCGCCTATGCTGGCCACGTCATAAGTTGTCCCCGCGGGCATTGCTACGTTCGTCTCCCCAGACATCCGCAGGATGCCAAATCCCAAGGCAGAGATATGCCTGGCAGTACCGCTGAAATTCTTCAGATATGTCCCGGACGCACCGATCGTAATGCCGGCCGGGGTAAAGCCCAGCAGCGTCAGCGTTCCTGCCACATCGTCGTAACGAATCACGCTGCGGCTGTTTTGGGCGTCGTAGACGCCCCAAGCTGCTGTGGATTCCCCGTTGCCGCCGTATACGCCCACATTGTGCGGATTTGCGGCTCCGTCCGTGGTCTGAAAATAGATGTCCTTTTCCGTGTCCGACTTTTTGTATCCACCCATATAGACAAATCGATCTGCGTATATGGATTTGTCAAAATAGGCATCCAGCCCCACTTGGAATGCTTTGGTTTTATCGTCATCGCACAGTCGGCCAATCCCAACGGATGATTTTGATTTTGCTAAGTGCTGCAGCACAAAGGATGCCGAAATGTCCCGCATACTGGAATTGCTGGTACTAAAAGCATCCGTTGCTACCACGCGCACTGTGTATCGCTTATTTGTATCAGCCGGGAAAATGGTGGTGATGTTTTTGGGGGCATACTTATCGGCCTCCGGTATCGTCGGCGTTACGTCCGTCCATAATCCCGTGCCACCATATTCTCGATACTGCACCTTGTAAGCCGCCGTGTTTTTGTTGGATAGCGCTGTGATGGCGGCGGTAAAGGTAACTTTGCCGAACTCTCCCGTGCGGTTCGCTGTGCCGTTTTGCGTGCAACGGGTGGCGGAGATGGACGAGATAGTGGGGACGCTGTATTTGGATACCGTATAGCTTAGCGATTTTGTAGCCGTGCGCCCACGGCTATCCGTTACAGCGCATGTGATATACACAGTGCCATAGTAAGGCAAAAGCCCCGTTGTGCCGGTCGCCGCAGATGCGGTATACAGTGTGCCGGAGCCAGCCGACCAGCCCACCTTAATGCTATAGGATTTAATGGTGCTGCCCTGCGCACCCGTGCCAGTGATTGCAACTTTGATTTTACTGAGCAGCTGCAGGAAATACCCGGTATATTTTGTTTTGTTGCCCGTTGGGTCAGTTACGGACACTGACAGCATTGGCACCACGCTTGACGGGATTGCCAGCGTCACCGTACACTCCGAGCGTCCCACATAGGAGGTGCCGTTGTAAGTCTCACAGATGATCGTTGCCGCCAGATTTGCGCTATTGGGCGCGTTGGTGGCCAAATCAATAGGTGGCGTCCAGTTATAAGTCGTCTTGCCATCGTAACCTGTAATTTTAACCGCATTTTTGCTGCCGACCTTGTAATATAGTTTGTCGGTAAAGCTTGCGCTTTTGCGGTCAATTGTGATTTTAAGGGCGGTGCCAAGGGTGCCGGTTTTGGGTGCTGACACAACAGATGCGCGGGGGATAGTGTCCAGCGCCAGCGTCTTGGTCTGCGTGATTACGCCCGCGCTGATCTCCGTGTCCATCCACGTCCGCACCTTAATGCTCCCAGTGCCATCAGCCTTGTGGCTGACGGTGAGGGTGGTATCCAAGATGGTCTTGGTGGTATTTTGCGGCAGCGTAAACGCTACTGTGTGCTCGGTCTCTGTGCCGCCATTAATGGTGATGTAGTAATACGCCTTATCACCGGGGGCGTTGTTATAGCTGGAGCCGGTCTGCTGTGATGTCCACTTTATGCGAACTTTTGAGGTATTATTGGTTATGCTTTGGCCTATCTGTTCTAGTGTTAGAGTTTGATTTACACTCATTGTTACATCCCTCGCTACGCTATAATTACATCGCCATTATCGTCTGCCTGTATAAGCACTTCACCGATCATAATAGTGGACACCGTAAGGCGCTTAGCTACTACACCATCCGCTGTGATTTCCAGTTCCGCCACATTGTCCCGGAGAAATTGGAGTGTGTCGTTATCCAGCCTTAGCTTTATTGGATTGTCTGTCTCTCCAATTACCAGGCCATCGTCTCCAACATGGAACGATTTGGTAATGAGCTGCAAGTCATCATCCAGCCCCGTAATACGGACGATCAGTGCGTCTGCCGTTTGCTTTATCTCACTTTCAGCCTCAGCGCGAGTAATTTTAGAGGTCAGTTTCCCGTTGATAGCGGACAATGCCGCAGAAAGCCCATCAACATCATCCTGCTTTATTATCAGCGCAGAGCCGAGTATTTTCCCATCGCCCGTTAATGCAATATCTGTGACGGTTTTTCCGCCGTCAGAAGAATATCCGAGGCCACCAGCGGACATAATCCACATCTTAGTATCATCTTCCACCGATGGTGTGTTCCGTATAACCCATCCGGTAGGGAACCCGTCATCGTCATAGGTGATCTCGAAATATCCACCCTTGGCCCCAATGATCCGCGATGTGGCGTCCTGAAACGCTTTGCGTACGTCATCGTATTGCCGCTGCACCTTTTTTTGAGTGGGCGATTCCACGGCGTAGTCCGCGTCCTCAGTGCCGTAGCAGGTGATGTCAGCGGACATGCCGCCCTTGATGGTCATGCGCTGCTCCATAACGTAGACCGTCAGCGCCTTACCGTCTCGCCCGGTCACGGTCACACTGTCCCCGGCCTCCACGGCGGGATTGCCGCGCCACTTGAGTTTGCAGGGCATAAGAGACTTGCCGGAAATTTGCGCCAGCACCACTGTCGCCTGCTCGGCGGTCATATAGGGGTTGGTGGATGTGATGCCCAGCCCTGTTCCGACGCTGATGGGGTTTTCTTCAGTGCCGGTCAGTAGGCTGTTGATGGTAAATGCACCGTCGGCGGTTAGCTCCAAGCCGTCCATATACTGGACGTCCCATCCGAGCGTCAGACCGTTGTCGGCGTACCAGCAAAACACAAGGTTGCCTGTGGCGTCAAACTTTGCGTTGCAGCCGATCAGCCCGGCCAGCCATCCCAGCTGCTGCCGCAGAGACCCAGAATAGGGTGCGGCGATCTGTATATCCGGCATAGTCACACTGGGCGCAGTCACATGGGCCTGAGTGCAAACGTCTACCAGCATCTGCGTCGGCGTGGCGGGGAATGGGACGGTAGGCACATACTCCGCTGTCAGCCCCGCCATGCGGTCATAGCCAGTGATGGTCAGCCACAAATCTCCCGTCTTTTCCACGCCGTCTGATGGGATGTAAAACTTGCCCTTCGGAACAAACTGCGCCGCGCCGTCCACCATAATCCCGGCATAGGGGGTAAAGTTTCCGCCGGAGAGCGGCAAAGCAGGTGTTTGCTTGTAAATGACCACCTTGCACTGGCTGGAAAACGCCGCGCCGATGGTCGCGCCATCCGAAGACCCGAACTGCTCTGTTATGCTGATTTCCTGCACCTCGGAGGCGGCAAGTTCTGTCGTGCCGTTAAACAGTATTTTGCTTGTAATCTCCCGCCCGGGCGCTGCACAAGCGGAGTTAAATGCGTCTGTTACAGAGTACATATGTCACCTCTCGATGAAGTTCATGGAAAGCCCTTCCCATTGATATTCGCCATCAATAAGGCTATACATGGGTGCTGTCCTGTCGCCAACATAGGCGGTCATTTGCCGATCAGAACCCGTCATAGCATCGGGATATTTTACCTTGAAAAAAACCTCGTCTACAGCCTGCAGTAATGTGGACATCGGCGCGGATTTTATGGGCGGCCACGATAGAGTTAGCTTACGCTTAGTCCCTACCCGGTCACGAAACAAGTCTCCGTTTTGGTTTCTCCCCGTTCCATCTGCGTCAACATCCTGTATGCCCCACGAATATTCGCTGGGGTCAGGCAGCGGGACATTCGTCCCGTCTGCCTTCGTAATGGTTAAAATTGCCATTTGACCTCCTTATGTGACAAGAGGACTTGCCCCAGTCGCCCGGACAACGGCGTTGTTCTCTCTAACCACTGTCTCAAACAATTTCTTCCCAGTCACGCTATCGAGAACAATGGTCACATGGACTTCTCCAGAACCGCCGGATTCTTCGCGGACAATTTTCCGAATAAGTCCTTCCGGGGCTTCGATGTTATTTCCGTGGGTCTGATCGCCGAGCACAGCAAGGAATTCATCGTTTGCGGGAATAACCGCGCCTTTAGCGAGACGCGGGAGCACATTCTCGCTGATATAGTCAATGTTTACTCCAATAGATTTGCCCCCTACATACGGCACCCACGAAGGGACATCGAAACTAATCTTGTTCATCTGCTTAATGAGCCAGTTAAGCCCTTTGATGATGATGTTGATTGATCCATTAAGCAGATCGATTATGGTGTTCCAAATGCCCTTAAAAATGTCCTTAATTCCCTCCCACGCTTTATCAAAATCGCCCGAGAAAACGCCGGAGATAAACTTGATTAGCCCGGAGAAAATCGTCTTAATGTCGTCGATTACATTTCCAACGGTTTGCTTGATGTTGCCAAAAACGGCGGTTACAATAGCCTTGATTCCGGTAATAAGCGGTTTGAGCTTCCCGTTTGTTTTTTTGTCGATCCAATCCAACAGCCCATTTAGCCAGTCCCTTATGCCATCAATAACGGAGCCGATTATTCCTTTCAGCCCGGAAAAGATTTTCTCGATCCCTTTCGCTGTGCGCTCCGTATCTCCTGTAAAGATTCCAGCAAAGAAGTCAATAAACCCTTGCAGAGTCTCTTTTACGCCGCTGATAAGTTCTTGCCCATGCCCGGTAGAAACTGTGATGCTCAAAAGCAATGCGGCAATCATTGCGATTAGCAAAGGAATCCAAGACCCAATCAGTATACCGATCCCGACACCTGCCGCAAGAATCCATGCAATAGCAAGCATTTGGTTCTGGAAATTCCATCCGCTTTTTTCTGCATCAGAAAACGCGACAGCCAGCACAGCAAGACCGGAAACAATAGCTGTAATTCCTCCTGCAACCGGCCCAAGTGCAACATATAGCCCGGTCACGGCAAGCGTCATGCCGAAAATCATGCCGGTCATGTTCTCCTCTGTAACGCCGTTTACGATTGAATCGAGAATGTTTTGCACCAGCGTAAGTGCGCCAAAAATACCGACAGCCAAGCCAATGGTTTTCTGCAAATCAAGGCCGAGTTTTGGGCCAAGTTTCCACGCCGCTAATCCGGCGCCAATGGCAAGAATCCACGGGAGCGCATTTTTGAGCTTCTGCGTGACTTCATCAACCTGCTTACTTACAGCATCGCCAATAAAATCATACTCAGGCAATTCAAAGTCAAAGCCGCTGCCGCCGGACACGCCTGCAGAACCAGACCCGGACGCAGTGTTGCCGTTCAGAATGTTAAGCTCATCAAAGCCCATAACGGACTTTTTCAGCTCTTTTGCTGCGCTTGTTGCATCATCAAGACCAGCTGCGGTGTCTTCTGCCCCGCTTGCAAGATTCTTTACACCGGAAGTATCAATGTCCGACAACTCAAATCCGAACAATTTAGCGATAGCGTCCGCAAGTTTCCGAATTGCCTTAGCTATAGCAATGGCGATCGGCAAAAGCTTCATCAGAATAGGAATAAAGATATTACCGAAAGACCTGGCTGTCATCTCAATCTGTGCCTTAAAAATGCGCAACTGGTTAGCTGGCGCTTCTAAGGTTCGAGCCATATCGCCCTGCGCCGTTGTTACTTGTGTCATAATGGCGTAGTAACGCAACTCCGCCTTTTCTGCTTGCGTCATGGCAGAAACAGACTTTTCGATTCCCAGCGTCAATGCGGTTTGTTCCAGTTTGGCTTGCGACAGGTCATAGCCCAATCTACGCAACGGTTCCAATTCGCCAGAAACACCGGATTGCAGCTTTTGCATAGCATCTTCAACGGAGATGTTGAAGAACGAGGAAATGTCATATCCGAGCTGCGTAAGGTTCTTACTCATAAGGTAAGAACGGTCTGCGACAGATCCGAAGCCGGACAGCAAAGTGTTAAATACGCCCTGATTCCGCATCCATTTTGCGGGGTCAATGCCCATTATATCGCCAACATTTTCCGCATACTCTTGGGCTTCTTTTGCGTATTGCCCCATAGCCACGGTAAACAGGTTTAAATCCTCTTGGTAGGCATTTGATTCAGTGATGGCCTTGCTGATTCCTTGGCGCACCATACGAATTCCGGCCACAACCCCTGCCGTTTTTATGCTTTTGAGGGAAATCCCAAATCGGCTCGTTTGGTTGGATCCTTTGTTTACCGTGTTGTTGTACTTCTCGGTCGTTGTTATGAGCCGCTGAATTCGAGACGGCATGGCACTAAATCCATCGGCTACATGTTGCATTTCTGTGGCAAACGGTCTCAGCGCATTTGCAAGCCGGGTCATTTGGTTTGAAAACTCGTCAATGTCTGCGGCGCGGAGTTCGCGCACAATGTCCGGAAAAGCGCTGAGCTGGTTTATGTACGAACGCATGTGCGCGCCTTCCAGTTCGGATAGAGGGCTCAAAGCATCTGCGACATTGTAGAGTTTGTCTATATCGCCATCGGAAATCCCGGATAGTGCCGTTCCGAGCGATTGCATATTAGTCCCAAGCGATTTTGGAATCTTAACGGTTCCAACATCGGATATGGCCTTTAGCCCGGCAGCGATAGATTTAAGTTTTTGCCCAACTGCACCGGACCCAGACAGTGCTTTATTGAGCGCAGCAATCTGATTTGCGGCAGTTCTTACGCCGGACGCTCCGCCGGAAGTGGCAGCCTTTAGGGAAGAAAGAGCTTTTTCAAGCCGTCCCAAAGACGCAACGGCACTGTCGCTGTTCTCTTTGATTTGAAATTCAAGTCCGCGAATTTCAAGATTGTCCATGCTTTTCACCTCCCGGCTCGAATTTCTTGTTATTTGCAATCATGAACATTTCCATGATTGCCTTTGCACGGCTGTCGTTCTTCTGCTCTTTCGCCTTTTTCTCCACAGGATTATTGCTTTCGCCCACCTGATAGGGGGAATCCCGGTACGGAATAGGCTTTGTGCCTTTCTTTGCGAACGCATGAAGAATAGGTGATACATCCGCCAAGGCTTCATAGAAATACGCACCCTGTAGCCATGCTTGCTGGTTGTCCAAGTCCTGCTTGATTTTCGCTGCCTTACGGTAGTACTTGACCAACTCGCAATCCATTTCCCAAAACTGCTCGTAGGTCATGCCTATTGCAAGGTAATAAGGGAAAACCTCATAGAACTTTTCCGTGTAAGCGTAGAGGGGGGCTTGCCCCCCCTCTTTATTGGGCGGCGGTTCGCTTACCAGTCCACCGTCCAGCTGGCGTTTCCCTCAGCTTCTGGATCATCCATAAGCGCAACAATAGGCTCGCTATACATCTCCACCAGCTTGCCAAGCATATCGCCCTTGTTGGGAAGCTGGGCATAAATCTTGTCGATCACGTCACGCTTTACATAGCGGTGATGCGCCAGAAAAGCGCCGGCGAACAGGGCGGGCAGATAGGTCATGGGCTTTCGCTGTAGTTCCTCGATCTCGAAGCCCTGCCGCTCCATCATCTCCACAGACTTTCTGGTATACTCCAGCACATACTTTACATCGTTGTGCTCGATGGTCATTGTCTTTGCCATAATTCCTCCTTACTCGCCTTCATCCAAAGTGATGACCGTGGTGGGCGCAATGGTGATATTCATCCCGACCACTTCGTTTACGCCGCCGCCGGTGGGATACACGGAAAGCTGGCCCTTGAAGGAAAACTTTCCGTCAGAGCCGGTGGGGGTAACAGAGCCACCGGATTCTGTGCCGCCAAACCACACAGCATAATCCGCTTCCGTACCCTCTTTTGCTTTCAGAGTCTTGTAATCGGCCAGTGAGTAGTTTGCTGTGAAACTCAGGCCGTCCATAGACTGAATACCGGCGATGTAGGTCTGCATCTTATCAGACAGGGTGGTGGTTTCCAGCATTTCGGGGTCACCGCCAAGGTCGGGGAACGCCTTAATGTCCACCAGTTTTGTCCAAGTGTTCCCGGGAGCACTTTTCTGCATCAGAAAACTCTTATATGTACTGATTGGCATAATTTACCTCCTAAAAAGTGTTTTTCCGTCCGTTTCGGCACGGTATCGTGCCACTAAGCGATAGATTGACGCACTTTCCATGTTCGGGACGGGTGTCATGGAAATGCGTGTGAAATTCATTGCATACAGCATTTTGTCGATTTCTGACAGGATGCTGCGGCACTCTGATTTGCTTTCTCCGGTTTTGGTGGAGTAGACATTGACCTCATACATGACGGTTGCAAACCGTTCGGTGCCGGAACTGTCCTGGTTAGATGTGGTCGTGTAATTGTCCTGTTCCACAATGCTTGCGTGGGGGAACTTGGGGGGAGATTTTATATACGCCCCGGAAACATCTATCCCCTTGAACTTCTTTCGCAAGGCTTCTGCGATCGGGGTAAAAATCATCCGTTCCACATCAATCATCCGAACACCTCCTTTACGATTTCTCCAAGCCGAAACTTCAATTCTTTTACGGCGTTATACATGGGCATATTGGCCGGATTACCATGTGTAAGAACAAGCGTCCCCTTTGCTCTTTCGCCTACAACGGTTCCGTTTGTACCGGGTTCTCCGTAATAGCCCCATGTGGATTGTTTCCCGCGTCCTTGTCCATATTCTCCGCGCGCCATTCCCAAGTCCCTTGCTTCCGGGTGATTATCCGGGTATGTTACGCCTGTGCCAAATTCAATAAATAAGACCGTGCCGCCAACGGCGACAACGGCCTTTATTTTTCCTCGATCTTCGACAGACACGGTTACATCGTTTGTGCCGTCATATTTGGCGCTAGCAAAGCCTGCGCTTGCCACTTCGTATCCCTCTTGTGTAAGGCGTTCCAAAAGCCTTGCGCAGCCGCTTTTTATCCATTCCCGGTACTCCCGAACGGAATCGATCATCTGCTGTACGCCGGATGGAGAGAGGGTGGTAACAACCTTGTGCTTCACGACACATTCACCTTGCTTATGGCAATAGAGATAGAATTCAGGGATTTGGCCACGCGCTTTACGATGTAGTCATAAAGCGGTTTCTCGTCCTTATATTCCGGATTTTTGTCCACAAACAAAACGGTATCTTCTGCAATGGGGCAATCCATGTCATCCGTGACGATGACCTTGTCATAGGAAACAAATTGCCCAAATTGCTCCACTTGCGCCGCCCCGGATGCAGGGGAGATATTCGCCAGCATTTTCACTGCGTCCTTGTATTTCACGGACATTTGCCCGGTTTCGTAGCCGTCATCGGACATATTCATAGTTTTCCCGTCATACAGGAGATACCAAAATGCCGATTTGTTCCGATCCATACATCTCATTTCACCACCCCCGCATAAGGGACAATGTCACGCAAAAGGGAGGACGGAACATCGCCGTCTTTATAGGAGCGGGAAATACCATTCTCGCTGTGCGCTGTTTCGCCCTCTGCTCCGCGCTTGTTCAGCAGATATGCGGCAATCTCCACTTGGGTCATGTGATACCGTTCGGGGACTTCTTTAATCGTGTCGTCAAACGGGTATAGTTTGCGCAGCACTTTATCACCAGCAATAGCAAGGTAGGCGGAAAGCACACTTCCTTGCTGGTCTGTCATAGTAGCTAAAAGCTCGGTCTTTTCAGCTTCGGTCATACTTCCCGCCCTCCTTTATCAGCCGGTCACAGCTTTGGTGTTTACAGGATTGCTTGCGTCATTGGCAATAAACACGCTGCGGCTGTAGGTGGGCGCAGTGAAATCGGTGGAAATACCGGTGAACTTGCCATGATACCATTCGGGGCCGTGGTCAAGACCTACCTGGCCGAACAGCTGATACTTATCACCAGCACCGGTCTTGGACAGCTGCTCCAGGAAGAAGTTACCCTTGCCGGGAACAGGCTGGTACACAGGGGCGATAACATCCAGATTCAGCAGCAGTGCGGTGCCAGCGGGCAGGCACTCGCCCAGGTACAGATAAACCACACCAAGGGGAGTGATTACGCTGGACAGCGCGATACCGTTAATCTCACGGGCGGCGGGAACCACGGTAAGACCGTTCTGCACGGCATCCGCATTGATCTGGAACATGGTCACGGCATCGCACCACAGCGCCAGGCCATTTGTGGGGGCGTTTTGTCCGTAAATCTTCTTCACCATGTCGGCTACATCCCACAGGCCCAGGGGCTTGGATGCCATAGCGGTAACATTGGTGGTAATGGCGGTGGTCAGGCCACGGGTCTTGTTGATCTTGGAATCGTCCGCGGCCTTGTTGTATGCGCCCTGGATGAAGGTGAACTCCATATCCCGGGCAATCTTCTGAATCTTTGCGCCCACCTGGAAATCCAGTTCATTGATGGGGTTTGCCTGCTGATTCTCGATATTCACGCCGGACAGAGTGCCCATGTTGGACATCTTGGCGTAGGAAACACCTACGGTCTCTTGGAAAATCTGCGTGACATTGGTTTTCTGGGTGCGGGTCACCACGGTTGCATCAGGTGCAGTCAGGGACGCGGTCTCGCTGATTGCGGGCTGTGCGCCGCCGGCAGAGCTGTATTCCTGCCCTGTGACGAACTCGACATGGTTGGTGATTTTTGCCCGGCTTCCGATGATGGAAGACAGAGGGGTGCGGGTGTTGCCCTTGTTAAAGAGCATCCCGGAGTAGTTCAGCACTGCAAAACTGGTAGCAAAAGTATCTGCCATTTTAATTCATTCTCCTTTACTGTGTGTTGTTGTCCTGATTCATTAGGCGGGTATAGTACGCCGCCTCCGCAAAATTGCCGGTGCTTTGCGCATCGGCAGCTTTTTTGGAAAAGTCTGCACCATTCGATCCGGATCCGGAAGCAGGCTTGGGTGTGCCTTGCATTGCGCTGGCTTTCACCTGCTTTGCGTATGTCTCCAAAAAAACCTGCTGGTTGGCAAACACCTTATCAGTGTTGCCGTCAGCCATTGCCTTGGCGGTATCGGCAGCAAGCTTTTCGTCATAGCCTTGTGCAATGAACTTGGCCGTGTACTGCGACACAGTCTTGTCGCGGCGAAGCTCATTCAGCTCCTTTTGCATAGCGGCAATGTCCTCCGCCTGCTGCTGTTTCTTCTGTTCGTCCTCGCTCAGCAAAGCATTGTGTTTCCTTTTCCACTCTGCGGCCTCGGAATTTGCCTTGGAAACTGCCGCTTTTTGCTTTTCAAGCTCGGATGCGTTGTCGTTATACTCAAACGCTTCCAGCGCTTTCAGCTTGTCCTCCAAAGACATGTCCGCATAACCGGCGATTCTGCTGGTGTCGATTTTTGCCATTTTGATTACCTCCTGCGTTTAACAAGGCTGTTCACTCAGCACTATTCTCTGTTTTTGCGGGTTGTCTCCCGTTTGCGTTTTTAGGTCGTCCCTGACCATTTATCACCTTACGGCGGGTAAATCGAAAAAATAAAGGGGCTACCCTTTCGGATAGCCCCTCGGCTGTCGGTCAAGCCCTTGCCAGACCCACTCAGTATTTCTTTTTCCTACGCACTTCGATTACTACGATCTTCCCGTGCTCCACTTTCACCTCCGCTTGATTGCGGCTCTTGAGAATTTCGTTGATCGCCCGTACCATCTCCAGCGTTAATTCCATTGTTTCCTCCGTTTTCCTCGACATATTCCATGCTCATCTTGTATGCCAGCTGCGGATCGCTGAATAGACCGCAATGTGTAAATGCAAGCTGTGGCGCAATTTTCCCATTGCCCAGCATGGTTACCAGCACATTTGCCTTTTCGGAAATATTCTCGTAGTTCCTCCGGGTAAATCTGATCTCGATTGCAGACAGTTTCAAAGACAAATCGCTCAAGTCATTGCAAATCCGCAAAAGCACTTTCAGGAACTCTTTTTCGGAACGCTTGAACACCAGCTCGGAATCCTTTGCTCTTGCTTCTGCCGCAGACCATCCATCACGCATGATGACCGCAGAGCCAGTATCAGAAGTGGAAGACCCTCCGTTTCTATTTGGCATACCGCAGATGGTCAGCACTGTGTTATACAGATTGTCCGCAAGGGTCTGTGTCTGCGTCTGATTCAGCTCCGTGACAAGGTTTTTGATCTCCGCTTTTTTCTGCGGGTCAATATCCTCAAACTGAATCGCGCCGTCCTGCCGCAAAGCGGAATACTGATCTTCGGAAATTCGTACATTGTGGAACAGAAGCAAGGACTGCACGAACTGCTCCACGCCATCCATACGGTTAGACTCCACATTGTTGATTGCATCCAGCAGATTTAGAACAATTTCAAACGCGCCAAGTCTCGCACGGTTTGCCGGGTACTCAATGATGGGAATCCCCAAAATCTGCGGTTCGCTGCGAATAATCTTCCATGTGTCGGTCACTTCATAGAAGTGGTCTTTCGTGTAACAGCTGAAAACGATTGTCCCGTCTTCCATCTTGACATACTTGACCGCCATGAGGGGAGGATTTCCCAGCTGCACGGAATACACCACAAAGCAAAACCGGGGGTCAAGGGTATAAATCTCAAACGGGGCTTCATCTTCATCTTCCGGTGTGTCCGGCATGACCATGCGATAAGCCGTGCCGCAGATGTGGAACCAGTCCGCCAATTCCTTATCCTTTGCCGGTTTGTCCTCGGACAAAACATAATCGTTCAGTTTTGTCACCATCTCGGCGATTTTCTCGTCCGCAACCCTGCTGACATACTGGACAGGCTCTCCCATCAGGTAGCCGACCTTGAAGGACACGATCTCGTTTGCCCGGTTTTCGACAATTTTGTTGTTGATCTCCGGGCGTACATCCTTTACTCTCGCAAGGATAGGCTGGTCGCCTTTATAGTACCTGTATAAATATTCCATGTCCGCCCGGTTGGCGGCGTGGATAACCATTGCCTTTTGCAGGATATTTGCAATATTGCCCTCATTTACCTCGGTTACATCGGAATAAATGACCTTTCTTCCAAACATTTGTCTCAATAGCGTCACCCCTTAAAACGGTCTTTTGAATATCTCGATTTTCCCGCTGATGCGGTTTCTGATCTCATTTTCCATTAGCGATAGGGAATCGGGCGCATCATCGTGCGCCACCTTGCCGCTTCTGACATAGGTGGTCACTTCCTGCATGAATCCCCAGTATTGACACCCTCGCTTGTATGTGGACGGATGCTTGAAGTAGAAATGCTTTTTGATTCCGTCTGATGCAAACTCAATCCGTGTCTGCTTGTTGGAAATTGTCCTTTTTGTTCGTATGCTGGTATTAAATCCGGCGTTTTTGACGATTTCTGCAACATCTCTCGCAAAATACATACCGGCGTTATTGGATTCGAACAGTGCGTCTCCCACCTTGTTATCAATCAGGCACCTCGCGCATTCCGGCTTTGTTACCTCTGCGGGTGAATCGTCGTATACCACATCCACGATGTAGACTTCATCCCCATATAAGGCCGCAATAGGCATCGCCGTACTGTCTTTTCCGCTTTCTGCGGTGTCTGCCACGGCAATGATCGCATCCGGGTCACGGTCTACCGGCAGTTCAAAGAAATAGTTCAGCTCCGACTTATTGAAAAGCAGCCCCTTTGCTTCAAATGGCTGCTGCTGGAATTCGCTTTCAAACTGTTCCGCACTCAGAAGCTCTCTCTGCTCGCGGAAATAAGCGGTGGTAAAAACCTTTTTACCCTCCCGCTCATACTCATAATTGCTTTCGTCTGTAATTGGGTCAAGGGCCGGGATTTCAATGGCTTTCCATGCCCAGCCGCCTTTTTGCGCTTCTTCCTGTAAATGCCCTATGGGGTCATATAGGGAGTATCTCGTCCCGGTGGCCACAATAGGCGTACCCTCTATGGCACGGCCTAAAATATCGCCGGAAATTACTTCCCACTTATCATCCAGCCGTTGACGGTTTTTCGCTTCCTCTCTGCCCTCCACACAGTCATCCAAATAAAGGACATTGGTTGCCTCCGACAAGCCAACCTGCCGTGCGTCAATCGACCGGCACATGACCGTGGGGAATCTGGATTTAGACCGCAGATTGATGATTTTCGTGTCTGCATTGGTCTGCACCAATGGAGCATCCGGGAACACATCGTAGAACAAGTACTCGTTCGGCGTTTGCAGGTACTCCAGACAGCCGTTGTAGAAACTCCGCACAAGATCGTCTCCTGTGCCTTCCATAAGGGACGATTTATCCGGGTTTCTCCCGGAAATCATGTTGATGAAATTTATCCCCAGCTGGCTTTTCCCGGCTCTTTTCGGAAGCGAAATGGTCAGCAGCCTTAACTTGCCGTCCAAAACATCTTGATACCCCTGCACGATAGGTTTCAGATACCGCCGCCGGGGAGCGTAGAAACGCTTTTCCGGTTTTCTGTCCATCTCCACATACAGAAGGAAGGTATCAAAATCATGCGGTGCGTCAAACAGCATAGCCTGCTTATGTAGCGTGTAGAAATGCTCCGCATCCTTCGGGTTTCCGTTACGCAACGCTTCGGAGGTCATCTTTCGGACTTCGGAATTTAACTGGTGCGCCGCAGCAAAATCTTCCGCTTCGTACCCAATGCACAACGCCAGCAAATCCTTGTAGGCTTCCCGGTCATGCGTTTTCTCTATGCGGTTTTTGATGCTTTCCGCAATCTTCCGATAATCCATTCGTCCTCCTGCAATAAAAAATGGACTGCCGAATAATCGGTAGTCCATTCTATTTGGTTTTATGCAAAGTTAGTTTACAAGTTCACAATCTGACCAAGAACCTGCGCTATAACAAGTCCCCTCAAATGTGATTTCGTCTCCGACTTTAATGTTTTTCAAGGCTTCCTCTTGGTCTCGCTCAAATTCGGCAAGAAATACAACGATTGTATTCCCAATCTTCTTTTCCATCGTCAGGGTAGCCCCGCCGGTCATGTTCATAAGCCCACCGGTTTCCATCCCGTTGATTGTGGCGGTTACCTCATACCGTCTGCCTTTGTATAGGTCATCTGCCACAAGCTCGTTATCTTTGTAAGCCTGATAAATCTCCTCAAAGCTTGCGGGGGTGTACTGGTCTTCTTCGGCAGGCGCCTGTTCGCCGCTCTTGCTACTGGTTGCAAAAGCTATAATAGCAATCATCAGAATGACAAAAACGATTATCAGTTTCTTCTGTGTGTCCGGATTTGCTTTTCTATTTTTCATGTCTCTTTTCCCCCTCTCAGCGCCGTCTCGGAATCCCTGCGGAATCCTCGTAGTCCCACATCCGGCGGTAAAAGGTATTTCGGCTTACACCCAGCCGCTTAACCGCATAGGCCGTGGTAATTTCGTTCTTGTACCACTGCTCATGAACCGTTTTAAGCAGATCATCGCTGATTGCTATCGGCTGACGGCCTTTGTACTTCCCAGCCGCTTTTGCAGCCGCTATGCCCTCTCTCTGCCGCTGTAAGGTCTGCTCTCGCTCCAGCTCCGCCATTGCACCAAACACCGTGAGCATAAATTTGCCCTGCGGCGTATTCGTGTCAATGGATTCCTTCTGCGATACAAACCCAACACCTTTTTCTGTGAGCTGCTCTACCAGCGTCAACAAGTCTCTCGTGCTTCTCGCAAACCGGCTGATGCTCTCAACAACGACCACATCGCCCTCGCGGACAAAATCCATCATTGCCTCCAGCTGCGGCCTGCCTGTGCGGCTCTTGCCACTCGCTTTGTCCATGTAAACACGCTCCACACCGAGGTCTTGCATAATGACCTCTTGGCGGATTGTGTTCTGCTCCTCCGTGGACACCCGGATATATCCGACTTTCATGTGCATCGCTCCCTTCATCTTGTAAGGGTAGTGTAGCACACGGCACAATTTGTGTCAATATGTTTTATGCCCAAAATAGCCTTTTTGTTTTTGCCGGATTTTACAACATGGGGCAAAAATGGCTTTTTATTTTTTGCGGGATTTTTGGGGCTTACCCCGCCCCCGGCTGCCGCCGCATATCCCCCGCCCCCCGGCCAGCCCCGCCGGAGAATGCCCGGGACTGCCGTCCGCCGTGTGCGCCGTTAGAGTATACCACAATGGGCATATTATAAAAATACCCACACAAATTATTATCTATATTTTAAGGGCATTATATTGCCCATAACTATTGACAAATACCCTAATGGGCATTACAATAGACCCATACAAGACGAGGGCGCACCCGGCAGCCAGCCAAAGCAACCCGGGAACGCCCCCACACCAGCCAACAGGCCAGCGCGGAGAGTATACCACATCCGGCAGCCGTTGGCAAGAGATAAGGCCATAGGGCCGGGAGGTAATACAATGGATTATACAACAGTACTTGCAAAGGCAGCGCAGACACTGGAGCAGCGCAAGGACCGCAGCGCATGGAGCCGGGGCGTTACAGCCTATGCCGTGGATATGCTGCAGCAGATTGCGGACTACTACAAGGGCGGCTACATCTCCGCCGACGATCTCGCAACATGGGCCACCGCCGAGGCCGCAGCCCTAAACGGTGCGCAGGACTGGGAGCAATACAGCTGGGGCGGCTCGGCCCTTGTGTATGATGGAGACATCGCCGCCGCGCTCTGCACCCCGTCCGAACTCAAAAAGACCCGCAACGGCGACCGCAGGCCGAACAGCCAAGAAGAATGGCTTGATGTGCAAGCCCGGGCGCTGCGTCAGGCTTTCCGCCGCGTGTATTCGGCGATCCGGGTCGCCCGGCAGGAGGTGCAGCAATGAGGAAGTATAAATTGAAAGAGCTGCGCGCCCTGGTGCGGCTCGGTGTCGCAGAAGACTACACCAACAAGCCGAGCGAGTATATTTACACGCTGCGGAGGCTTGAAAAGGTGGCATATTCTACCGGGGTTTATGGTATTAACGGCGGACTTGTACAGGACACGGAAACCGGCGCATTATATGCCATTATCGGGCGTTGTTCAAATCTGTTTATCTTGTTTTAAGAGGGAGAGCAGATGTATAATATATACAAGCAATATCCGAAATTGAAATGGCTCGAAGGGAGACAATACAAATGAATCTGATAGAATTTCTCAATATGTTCTACGAACTTGGCACCGGCATCGACAGAATCGTGCTTTGGCAAAACGGAAAATGTCTTGGTGAAAAAGCCGTTGGCGATACAAGATATATCCGTCAAGAATATAGGGGGGCGAAAGTTAAAAAGTTCACCTTCCCAAACAGAACGCATTCTCTGTATGTGATTTTGGAGGATAAAGAGTAAGGCAAAGAACGGAGGGCATAACATGAACATTGATAGCATCATGAAAGAGCTTGCAGAGTATATCCGCATGGGTGAACAGATCGCCGCCACGGTGGACGGGCTGAAAGATCAGTTAAAGCAGATCATGCAGGAACAGAACACGGACACGCTAACAGGGGCAGAACACAAGGCCACATATAAGGCCGTCACAAGCTCCCGCATTGATACTACGGCATTAAAGCGAGAGCTGCCCGGCGTGGCGGCACAGTACACCAGAGCCACGGAAACACGGCGTTTCACATTTTCTTAAAAGGAGATATATTTCTATGTATTTTATCAATGAAAAAGCGGGGGCAATGTCAACCAACGGAAAGCCTGTTAATTTTGAAAAGGGTTTACCCGCTTTATATCGGGCGCAAGGGGCGGCCCCGGATAGAAAGATTATTATTTGGCGGGATGTAAATAGGAATATTCATATTGAAACGACATTAAATGATATAAATAAAATTATTACAGCTATCCAATTATTTGAAAAAGGCTGTGAATATTATTAACAGAATGATAGATAATAGGCCGCCCGCCGGTTTACATTTGCTTGACGGGTCGCACGGATTAGCGTACAATGTAATCACAGTAAAGATAGTGGATAGGCCATAGGCCGGAAAGGAAAATGACCATGAAAAAGCTTTGGAAGGTTACAGTAAATGAATTCGGCTGGAGAAGCCCCAAGACCTTTTATTTCGAGTCCTACAAGGATGCCCGCGAAGAGTGGGCGTTGCATACTGCTGCTGATGATGTTAAGTATGCTGGATGTTTTACCGATGAACATGCTCATTTCCTTTTGTCTGATCTTGCCGAGCAAAATGAAATGTTGTCTTATAATCGAGATTTGTACAATTGGTTTGTTAGATCGGGGGTTGAGCGTTGATGGCCAAAACCGAATGTCTCGCAATCCGGATCACGCCGGAGCTCAAATCTCAACTACAGGCCATCGCTGAAGCGGATGGCCGTAGCGCCTCAAATTATTTGGAAAGGAGGTGCCGCCATTGATCTTGTTGTATATCCTGTTGCAGCCCGTGTTGCTGCTGCTTGACCTTGCAAAGCTCCAAAAATAACAACCTTGCCCCGCATGGCTCACGCTGTGCGGGGTTTTCCTTTGCTGCTGGTGTATTCCGGCGGCTTTTCTGCTATATGCCCCATTTGCCATTTTAATGCGTCTGTAAGGCGTTTTAATGTTTGGGGCTATCCCTAATACCGCCGCCGTCCTGCTCGTTCTGTGGTCCTTGTTTATGGCCTTATGGCGTGGCGTTGTCCCCTGCTCCGTGGCTTGCCGCCTTTACGGCGTGCTGCCAGCTTGCCGCCGTTCTCGTTCCCCTGTGGCCTTGTCGGTGGCTGGCCCCTTCTCGGTGGCGCGGTCTTGGTGGCTGGTGGTGTGGGTCCCTCCATGCTGGCCGGGGCTTCCGGGGGTGGCGTGCCCCTCTTCCAAAGTCGCTATCAGAGTCGCCGGGAAAGTCGCAAAAGTCGCTGGCAAAGTCGCTGAAAAAGTCGCTACGATCTGTGCCAAAGTCGCTCGTTTTATCACAAAATCATAGTCGTTTACAAAATTCCGTGTATAAAGGCGGGATTTTTGTTGCCCACTTTCCGGAAGTTAACGGAAAGTCGTGCAAAAGTCGCTCGATTTCGGCTCATTTTACATCAAAGTCGCTGGCTTCTATGTACTTCTGCTGGAGCTGTTCGGGAGTCAATCCCTCAATCTGCGGCTGGTTCGGGGTCAACACCATCTCCTGCTTGTCCACCATGCCGTAATAGTTCTTGGCACGGAAGCAATAGGCAAGGAAATTCAGCTTCCCGGAAACCACAAGTTTTGCGTCAAAAGTCTGCATAAAACCCTTGGCTTTTTTTATGATGGTTGCTGTTTCGGGGCTAAATCCCTTGCGCCTTCCGGATAGCCAGTCCTTAACCGTGCTAATTGAGTAGCCTGTTGTCATGTATAGTTCCTCTACTGTTGGGGTCTGTCCTGTCTCAGCGCACCGAGCAAAATAGTCGTTTATTCTCTCCGTAAGTTCTTCGTCACTCTTTACCCTTGGCTGTCTGTATTCTACAAGAGCTTCCGTAAGGAGGCGAGATACAAGGGCTCTATCTTCATCGCTGCTAAGGTCAGGCAGGGATTGAGGGAAGTTTCTTTTGCCGCCTCTGCCAGTCTCCGGTCGGTTATCCTTTGCTTTTGCGATGGCGGTAGGTTTCTTTGTTGCCATTATGTATCACTCCTGTTCGTAGAGTTTTCCATCGTGGGCCTTGTAGGCGATAAGCATCCCGGTATTTCCCATGTAGAAGCGCTCCGGGCATTTGCCATCAATCATCAGTGAGATGCTGGTATCTGCGCCCAGTGCTTTGATATGCTCTGCAGCTTCCTTCGATACATTCGTCACCCTTGTGATATACCGCTCATCGCCTACAGGCTCTTCTGTAACGGTTGCCCCTGACAGCACCATTGTGATCGTTCCAATGGCAGTATGGTTTGCAGGCTCGATGTACTCGGGGATTCCGTTTGGCACTTCCACGCTTCTGCCACATCCCTCCTGTGGACACTTAGCAAACACAGTTCCGTATCTGCGTACCATTTCTGCCGGAGAACAGGCGAATTCACACCCGCATTCCGGGCATTCCAGCTTTACTCTCCTGACTTTGCCTGGTTTTATGATTTCCATAGCCGTTTTTCCTCCTTATTTGTCACCAGCCCCCACCCCTTGGCTACAGTAACAGTCTTTCCCCTCCCATGCGGGCCTCTTGGGCCTCTCAAACATGGGCTACACACTATTTTTGATATTTTCTATTGACAGAATGCATCGGATAGTATATGATTGACTTGTCCGATGCAGGAGGCGCTTGCATCGGTGGGAAATTCGATCCTATTTCCCGTGGATTGAAATGCTAAAAACAGTATGCTGGGGGAAAAGAGCGGAGCTTCCGCTCTTTTTTCTTTTTATTGTGCGGCATTGCAGTCCTGCCCTGCTTTAGCGCTTCGGGGAAAGTCCCCGTCACTCGCTGTGGTCTCCCCTTACGGGGCACCTATGCCGCGTGTGGGGCATACGCCCCAAGAAAGCCCCTTGCGGGTGAAAACGATTCAACGTTTTCATCTGGCGCCGCATATTGGTCGTCTTCCCGCTTAGATTGTCACATCACCGATTGCTGCTTTACATGCACAGCACCATTACGCTGAGGCGGTTCCCTCCCACGGTGCAGTTTTCAGCGGGCATTGTCATTTCCATGTGAGCCACGACGAACGGTCTCACAGTGTCCGGGTGCTACCCGGCCTCTTGTGCAGGCGGCTGGACTCGAACCAGCGACACGATCTCGGGGAAAGATAAGCCCCTCTCTCTAACCATCTGAGTTACACCTGCATATAACAACAGCCCATAGGTTCCCCTACAGGCTGTTTGTGCCGGTATGACCTTTCGGTGCCAGAAGGTGCGCCCAATACCGGCGGCGCATGGAAGGGAGGAAAAGTGATGATTGGGAAAACGCGTGGATGCCACTGTCCTATCATCCACTGTACCTATTGTAGCACATCATTAAGTGGAATTTGGCTCATCTTTCCTATCGAAACCACAATATGTAGCGATGTCGAACAGGAATTTCTCTTTCCTCCGTCGGAATGTCGCTTCACTTATTCCCGGAACAATAATCCTATTTCGGGAATACTTGTGCTTGCCCTGACAGTTGCGCATGATGCCCTGTGCAAGCTGCTTGCGGACGCTCTCGCTCTCCAAATCCAGCCCGCAGCGGTCTATGGCATATTCCACCGCCCGCATTTTCTTGGTTTCCGGCCAGTTCTCTATGGCTGCAAGCTGCTCCGCCTTGCTCTCGGCAGGCCTACCAGCGCCCGATCCAGTTGGCATGCCCTCTGTGGCACTATGCGTCCCGTCCAGGATCTCCGCCCGGGCCTCGCGGTACGCCCGCACCCGGCGTGGATATCCACGCACATAAGCAATGCACTCCAACCGCACGTCATAAGGCAGCGTCTCCTTTTTGCTCATTTTCCCTCCTTTACTCCGCACTGTTTACCATCTTATATTCGCCCCGCAGGGCCTTTTCGATGTCCGCCATCTTTACATAGCCGTTGTTTTTGGCCTCCACCAGCTCCACAAGACATTGCTGGAGGTATTCCAGGCTACGGGTGTCGTGCTCGTCCGCCGTCTCCTCCCGCACATGGAATCCGCACTTGTCCAGCAGGACGCAGGATACATTGTCCATGCATTGTTTGGCGCCATCCAGACGGCCCAGTTCGTAGGCCTTAGCCGGATTATTTGGCACCGGTCTGCCGTTTGTCCTTTTGAGCATCGCTATTACCCCTTTCCTCGTATTTGCATACGCCCGGTGTATTTGCCACTGGGCAGAAGTCTGCACACGCCGGGCAATCTGCGTTGACGCAAACCTCGTCTTGCATCCACTTGCATTCATCATTCATCGCCGTCACCGTCCTTTCCTTGATGGGAGATCCTTCGCATAGATATTCGCACCACGGAAAACACACCACATCTGATAATAATGCGGGACATTCCATCTCGTTAGGGCAAGTGCAAATTAACATTCCGCGCCTTCCTTCCGTTCTCCGTAGGAGCAGAAATCATCCGGCTTGTGCTGTACCATCACACCCCGGTAGCACACAAAATCGCCGCCTGTCCACTTACACTCCTTACACCGTACCACCGGCACAGCGTCTACGGTGGGAATCGCTCTCAAAATTTCAGCATCCATATATGCCTCATTCTGCTCCATCCAACGACTCGCAACATCAGCGTCAATCAGCCGCATCGCCGTCACCTCCGTCCATCTTTGCGCCGCAATTACAATACGGTTCTTTATTCATTTCAACTCGCCAACATCGACTGCACATATAAGGGTGAGTCATCGAGATAACTCCTTTATCGTTACGAGTAATCCACTTGCCATGCACCACCGGGGCCACATCAGCGGTGGGCAAATTCTCCGCATATTCCAACACCGATTCAATGCCGTTTATAAAATGCTTGTTGCCGTTCTTTCTGTCGTAATGATCGCGACGAATGGGAAATTGCATCAACGCGCCTCGCTCGATGTATTCAGCCATTGTCTAAAATTCCCCTCCATACTTTTTCGTAGTCAGCCGTTTCATAGTCTATTTTCAGATGCTTTTCTCGGAGCATGTTGTTCAGTGCCCTGACGCATGGGCGTCCATACGTATTATCCTCACAGTAATCACACATACTGCCAAATCCGCAGCACCCAAAAGGACTATATTTGTGCTCGCTAGCCGCAAATTGTTCGTTACTCCATTTCTGAAAGCCATTTTCCCATTTCCGTTTAGTTCTATCTGCATCGGTATGTGGTTGATTCTCCGATACGTCATATAGTTGCATTTGGTCATCCATTTTCAGCCCTCCTCACAGTAAAATCTGGAAATGTCATCCATACGCCAGCGAACCGTGTCCGAAATAGTGGAATAGAGATACCCCCCTTCCATGTGTACGGACCGCACACCGTATACCTGCCGCGGATTCGTGAAATGCCCGAATTGCTTTTTCATGTGTTCCTCAATCTCTTCCTTGAAGATAATAGTTAACCGCATCACTCCACCTCCTGCAACGACTGCATAGCTATTGCTACTGCCTCTGACAACCCATCACTGGGAGACCACGCATATTTGTCGCACAAGGTAGAGTAGTCTGCATACAACTGCACTAACATAGCAGCAGCTTCTTGTTTTGTCATTTCACTCCCCCCTCATGCATCCAGAACTCACGACGACATGCACCACAATCCGTTGAACAAAGGCACCTGTACTTTTCAGATACATCACCACCCACAAAGGAGGGACAAATACGAAGAACACCGTCTTTATCCAGTACAGCATTAGGATATTGTTTCAGAAACACGCTCTGCCGCGTCTTGCGCGGGTGTGCAGCAGACCATTCCTCGACGATGGTCACAATGTTGTCATCATCAACCATTCCTTCCAATGCACTGCACTCGCAGTCTTTTGCGGGGCATTGATAGCAGTCCCCGGCATGGTGGTAAAAGCGGCACATTCGGTCGCGTTCTTTGATAAACTTCACAGCGTCCATATTATCAACCTCCTATCTCATATGTCGTTTCCCAGCCTTTGCAAACCTCGCGCTCTGCCGCACATAGCGCTCCCGGGCGGCGGTATTGGCTTGATCCACCCAGGGCTTTTCCTCCAGCCGCTGGGTCTCATATTCCCGGAAAGCCTCGCAAGCCTTCCGGCAAGCCCCGCAGGGGAGCCTGTCCGGGCAATCCTTCACACAGGGGCTTTTCATTCGGCCCACCTCACAACTTTTTCCCGCACGCCCCACCGCAAGGCATCCTCGTGGCTGTCAAAATACAGATCCAGCCGATTCCCGGCAATGGCTCCGCCGGTGTCCTGCACGGTGTATGTATGGCCGTCCAGTTCGATTTCCGTACCCATCGGCAACACATCTGGGTCTGCGGCGACCGTCACGCCCTGGGTGGCCTTTTCGCCGGTGGCTGTGTAGCCATTTGCGTACTCTCCACAGCATTTTTCACAGGGGCAGTACGCAGTGACGGTGAATGTCTGTTCCTGCGTCTGCTCGGCATCCTGTTGGCGGGTTTGTGGCATTACTTCCTCCACCTGCGGCAATTCGGCGGCCTTAGCGTCTTTTGCGTCTCCGCCAAGTTGCCACCCCAACAAAAGGCAGCACCCTGCAAGTAAGCCAACCGCCAGCCCCATCAAGTATTTCTTCATGTTCTGCCCTCCATTGCGTCAAACAGAGATATGCCCTCGGCCTCCTGCGCTCCGGTTTCTGCCATTCTTTCTGCCTGTGCGCAATTCTCTGCCGCAAGGTGGAAATAGCTGGCCTTGAGCTCCACGCCAATGTGCCTACGACCCATCAGGATGGACTGGTAGCCTGTAGAGCCTATCCCATCGAAGGGATCCAGCACAATGTCCCCGGGGTTGCTCCACAGCTCCACGCATCGCTCAATCACAGGCAGCTGTAAAGGGCAGATATGCCGCTCGTCCTTTTCCTCCTTCGCCGCTTTGCGATTGAGCGTGTCGCTTTGGTTGATGTCCCACCATGTGGGGGACGCGTATTCCTCCCAAATCGGAGATGCCACCTTCTGCCACTTGCCCACGGGATATGTGCCATCCGTGTGGCTGACGCGCTCCGGATTGTCACCAGGCTTGCGGAATGTCACCACGTAGTCCGGGATGCCCATCCGGCTCATGCAGGAGTCTTTCTTTATCTGCTTATGTAGTAGCCCCAGTGCCTTGGTGCGCTGCATGGCGGTTACGGGATTCTTCCAGATGCACACCTCGCTATGGTAAATAAATCCCAGCGATTGCATCCAGCGAATCACATCGCCCCGGAAATCTCGGATACCGATATAGCCGTCCCGCTCCTTACTGGTAGGCAGGTTCATGCAGTGGATGCTTACATTCCGACCGGGCATCATCACGCGATACCATTCGCGGCCCAGGTACATGTACTGCTCGGCAAACTCCTCATAGCTCCGGCAGTTACCCATATCCCGGTCGCTGTTTGAGTATGTATACAGGCTGGCAAAGGGGATGGATGTGACGGAGTAGTGTACGCTGTTATCGGGGATTCCTTTCAATACCTCGCAACTGTCGCCGTTATATACTGCGTATTTGCGCCCGATGGCTTGATCTAAGACATTCATTCGCTTATCACCCAATCCGGGACGATCATCGCAATCTGCGGGTCATAGGGGATCACGATCCGCTCCTGCCCCCGGATATCCTTTCTCAAAATTTCCTTGGTATATTGCACCATGTTTTGCTTCATCTCGGCGGCTTGCTGCTCTTTGCGCTCTACATTCGCCTTTACATCCCCCTCCGCCGCCGAAGTGACAATATGCACATTTACGGGCCGCTTTTGCCCGAATCGGTAACACCTGCGAATTGCCTGATACATTTGCTCGTAGCTGTCGGACAGCCCCACAAAAATCATGTTGTGGCACTGCTGCCAGTTCATTCCAAATCCGGCAATGGATGGCTTCGTGACCAATACGCGCAGGTATCCATTTGCAAATCGGATCAGCGCATCTTCCTTCGCCTCCGGTTTATCGCTGCCGCGTACCTCCTCGCTGTTGGGGATGCATTCAGTCAGCAATTCGCTTTCGGCGTTCAGGTCACACCAGCACACCCACTGCTCATCCGGGTTTTGTGCGATGATCTCCGCCGCTTGTTCGCACCGTTCCCGCAGGCTGGCCCGCCGCGCATCCCGCCGTTCCGTGAGTGTTTTTGCAATCTCACCGCCAAACAGACTATATTTGTCACCGGACTCTACTTCCACGATATGTTCCGTCATGTTCAGGGGAGGCAATATGTATCCGTCATTTGGATATCCCAAATCCCCCGGGCATGTCAGCACCACGGCCCAGGTGGACACCCATTCCCAGAACCTATCCTCCGCATGCCCCTTGAGCCGCCATTTGCTGGTGTCGCTGCCGTCGTGGATGAAGTAAGTCGCCAGCATCTCTGTGCGGCTCATAATGCCAAGGAACTCCACTTGGTTTCCAAGTTCCATATAATCATTGGGTGAAGGAGTGGCCGTGCAGGAAAGCCGGTAAGGCGTATCCTTAAACATTTCGATGATTTGGTTGCGCATTTTGCCGGTATAATTCTTCAGGATGCTGGATTCGTCCAGCACCACGCCTGCGAATGATCTCCCATCAAAGTGCTGCAGCATCTCGTAGTTCGTGATGTTGATTCCCGGTGTAACATCGGCCTGTGTCCGGCAAATTGCTGCGGAATACCCGAACTTCTGCGCCTCTCGCAGCGTCTGCGCACCCACCGTCAGCGGGGCCACAATCAGTACAGGCCTCCCCTCTCGTTTTGCCACCTGATCGGCAAATTCCAGCTGCTGGATGGTTTTCCCGTTGCCGCACTCCTCAAACAACGCCGCACGGCCCTTGCGCAGCGCCCACCGTGTGATGTCCTTTTGCCATTCGAACATGTGTATGTTCATCGCAGGCTTGTCCACCTCAAATCCGCAGGAGGGCGGGATGTGCTGCTTTCCTGCAAGAAAATCTTCATACTTCACCATTCCACCGTCACCCGCCCTTCATCCGGCAGCAATACCCGTAGGTTTGCAAGCAGGGATTCCCGGTCACCGCTCATCTCCAGCCGGGCATGCAGCAGCTTTACGCCCGTCTGCGGCTTGTCTGCTTTCGGCGGTGCATCGTTGGCAGCGTGCTCCTCGCTCTGCGCATCCACCGTATGTATGTCCACCGCATCCGCATTAGCCCACTCCATGATTTTACGCTGCCACATCTCCGCGTTTCTTCCACCGCGCCGGAATGGCGCACCTACTAATTCCGCCTCGCGGCGTATCGTTGCATCACAAGCGTTCATTTCCTCCGCCAGCCATTTGGCCGTACCACCGAAAGATTGCATGTTGCGGAAAAACTCGCGCTTCAGATCCTCCGGCATAGCCTTAAATTCATGCCACGGCATAGGCCGCGTGATGTTATAGCTTTTCACTTCTCCGTTTTTCTCCTTCCTCTGCTTTTCGGTGAGGGTGTCACTGGGGAGCGCACACCCGCCGCGTTTTCTGTTGATGTGAGCAAATGCCCCTCGTGCCACACGCTTTTTCTGCATGCAGTCGTAGTCAAAATCATTCACCAACGCCACCCCTTTCGTCCGCCTCAAACTCCGGGCAGCTTATCACCAAGTAAGACTCTGACTTGCGGCCTGGCATGCCGGGCGATTTTACCGCCACCCATCCCGGTACCGGCTCAAAGCGTACATTTTTGGAGCTATCCAGCTCCGTCCAGGCGCAGCGCCCAACAGCTTTTTTACATCTCCAACAGAGCGTCCCCCTGCTTTCTGCGTTGTTTTGGTTTGCAAGCCTCTTTTCGCTTATCCGGCGCATCTTTCTGACGATTGCATCACACTGTTTGCAAGTTGTCCTCCACTTGTTGGTATCTTTTTTGTTGTAGCTTGTGATTGGCTTTTCCATGCCGCAGCGCTTACATACGCGCATCTCGGGTTGTCGCATCCATGTCCTCCATCTCCCGGATAAACAATACTGTCCGTGGGTTATCCTTGTCGTACAGCACCCGACTCCCGTCGTGGCTAACGATAATGCCGCTGTGGTCGTCCTTGAGTACACCGGCCCTCACCAGCACATCGTCGATGGATTCCAGCAGGTTTGTCAAATCCACCCTGCGCCGGGTAGGCATATAAAACAGGCATTTGACCTCCACAGGCTCCTCAATGGGGCGTTGCACTCTGGCCCTTTTGCAGTGCCATACAGCTTCCGCCTCGTAGTTTTGGTACTGCTTGGACGGCATGATAAACGGCTTCCCCGTTTTGCTGCTGTGCATGATCCGCATAGAGTTTTTCTTTGTGACGGGTGCCAGCGGCACCGTAATCTCAATCATCGTCTCCCTCCCCTATTGGTACGGCCACATACTTGGGCCGTCCTTTGGTACGCTTGCCGCCGTACACGGCCCGGTAGATCGTCCGCCAGCTGACGCCGCAAATGTTGGCCAGCTCGATGATAGATTCCGATACGGCATCCGGCAGCTCGTACTTGTCCCGGCTTACTCGCATGTATACCGTCATATCAATACCTCACTCCGATGTAATCCAGCACCCGACCATATCCAAGCCCCTTTTCAGTTGGCTTCCACAAGCCGTCCACAGGGTCATACGCCCCACCGCCAATGCAGAATTCGTAGTGCTTCGGGTGCGTGTGCTTCATGCGCTCAAAGCGGTTTTCGCCCTTTTCGAGATGAGCGCCAAACCCGCAAAACATACATCCTGTCCTTTGACATCCCGTACAGTGCAGCGGGCATTCCGTAAGCGTCGCATCGTAGTCGTTCTCGCCATCGCTTGCTACGATTTCGCCGTACACGCTGGCATATGGGATTCGATTGCCCACAATATACCGCAGCACATCCTGCTCCGTCCAAAAGCTCATCGGCTTGCCCATCGGCCTCTTGCCCTCAAAGGCATTGCAGCCTGTGCGTTGCCATTTCAGCATGCGCAGCCGACTTTCTTCCGCCATCAACGCTGTCATGGGGTGGAGCCCTGTTTTGCCCTCGAACTTGTGCATGGGCCCCTTTTTCATCACCTTGCAGCATGAATCCGACACGAGAAACGGCGCATGAACTAAACCCCCCCACTTTTCGCAGTTGTACGGGGATTTTTCTCCATTTTTATCGAGGTATTCCCCGCGTAAACGCTGTGCCGATTTCCCATCTGGATTAATTCGAGCATTTCCTACATACGCGGCCACCTCTTTGCTCACGATGCTGTACCCGTACTTCGTCACCACCTGTCGGATGTTCATCTTTGGGCGCAGGCGAAAAAGGTTTACGTTCACGCGGTGGAACTCCCTCCTTAGCCAGTCAGCGCACTCATTGACGAACTTCTGTATCTCTGGATATTCCAGCCCCGTGTTCGCAAACGCCAAGTTCAGCTCCCACGGCGGTGTCCTGAAACTCGACAGGTACAACGCCGCCAAATACGCCAGCACCGTGCTGTCCTTTCCACCGGAGAAACTGACGTAACACTGTCCGCCCCACGCGGTGTACCACTCATCCAGTTTCTCAACGCTGGTGATGACCTTGTCATCCAAATCAAGGGATAGCAATTTCTTGGCAGCCTCGTTCGTCAACGGTGTGTTAAACCGTTCCATCTCCCGCCACCTCCATCTGCCCATCCACCTGCATGGCCTTTGCAAGCCTGCTGCAGGTGTCCAGCTCGTCCAGGGCCCGCTTGCGGTACATGGCAAGCAAGGCTTGTTTTTCTTCGTCCGTTTCCGCCAGCTTATACCCTCCGTCTTTCAGCGCGACAATGGGAACGCCCTGCCGCCGCTGCGCTCGAATCATTCGCCGGTTCTCTCTGTCCGGCATCCCGGTGAGCGCTTCAAGGTTTTTCCGGGTGTATGTAATGCCGGGAATCATGCGTAATGTGGTCATGTCAGTCCTCCAATCCGCCCCATTGATCCGCCATAGCTTTGGCGATGCCGGGGTTAAGCAAAAGCACTTTAATTTCGTGAAGAAGGTCGAAAGAGCCGCTAATTGCCGAGATTCCAACAATTTTGCTTCCACCACCGTCAATTCTTGCCCACTCAACAAACTTTGCAATGTCACGGCAGGAAATTCTCCCGAGCGCTGTTTCCGACCATTCGTGCCGTGTAGAATTTTCTATGGGCGGATTTTTTCCGATAAGCCACCAGTCAGGGCCATATCTCCGCTGGAGTTCAAAGTAATAGTAGTCGTCTGGATCGATCTCTACATTGATAGTCTCAAACCAATCTAATGACGGCTGCGTATACGAAAACTTAAATGGCGCTTTAACAGACTGTGACATTCCGCTCCGCCTCCTCACAGATTTCTACAATGTGCTGGCACAGGGCGGGAGGAATCTTTGACCTTTCCATACTGTTCTTCAGCGCACTTGTTCCACCACGGGGAGGGATGATACCCATTTGCTTTGCCTTCCTGATGGTTGCCCCTCTTGGGCTTCTTTCGTGGCATGGATCACCGTTTTTGCAAATTGGCTTAAACTGCGGATCAGGATGGTTTGTCCAGATGTCAGTTGGCTTCATTCTTGTGTCACCATACTGGCAGTATGTAACCGTGTAACGGGGAAGCCCCTGCATCCAGGTCATCTTTCTCATGCCACCACGGGGATTTTCAATGAAGTAAAACTTCGGTTTCAGCTCACAGATAAGCTGTAAAACATGCTGATCGACTGCATCGCAGAATCTTGCATAATCGCTGACAGGATCAAGATTTCCGGTAACGGCGTTCTTGCGCCTGTGATGGCTGATTGCCGCAATGCTGAATGTCGTGCAGTACGGGCTTGCCCATATAACATCCGGTCTGCCAAACCGCTGAATGATGTCATCAGCCTTAACCGTCATGATGTCGGCATACAGGTCAATGTTTTCAAAGTGCTTGTCCCACTCGACAGAAAACACTTCGTGACCGCGGGCTTCAAACGCCTTGCCGATGCTTCGCGTCCCCGCAAAAAGCTCTAAACACTTCACCTCAATACCTCACTCCAATGAAACATAACAATGTGGTCATTTCAGCCTCCAATTCTGCTTTTTCCCGATGTTCAGCATATAATCCCTCGCCCGCTGGTTGATTCTGCTGCCGATGGCTTCATCCCAGCTCAAAATGCGGTCAATGGTCAACTCCGTGGAGATGATCGTGATTGCATCCGGGTCAATATACCGGGCATTCAGCAGATCAAAGGCGATGTTTTTGTCGGCATCTGTAACGCTGCCCTTTAGAAAATCGTCGATATACAGCGCACGGACGGTTTTCAGCGGGTGCATGGCTTCGGCGTATGCTTCCGCATCGTTTACCTTTGCCTTGATTGCCGGAATATCTCCCCGCCATTGCACATACCGGACAGGGATTCCGCCGTCCATCAGCTTGGCGCAAATCGCCGTACACAGGTGGGTTTTCCCAGTTCCGGGAGAACCGCCGATGAAAAACCACTTGCCCTTCCAGTCGGTCAAATACTTCTCCGCCGCTTGCTTTGCGGCCTGTTGCCAATACTCCCGCGTTTGGAATGCCTCGAATGTACAGTTATCCAGCAGACCGGCCAGCCCGGAACGCTCCATGCGAATTCTGTTTTGCCGGATGATCTCGCATTTGCAAGTGCTACTCACCAGCTCGCCGTTTTCCGTGCGCCGGACGGTGTAGCCCAGCCCGCCGCAGATGTCACAGCCATGTCCCGACATGGTATTCCTCCTTCGTTGGTTGCGCTCCGGCCTCCGTCAGCACATCATCCCATCGGCCTTGATTCAGCCATGTGGCTGGGTTTGGGATGTATTGACCGTTATCCTTGCGCCACTGTTCGCTGTTTTTCTGACTGTTGACGGCATCGATAAGCGTTTTAACCGGCACAGAAACCTTGGAAAATGCTTTCATTGCGGCCTGCTTTCCGACTTTTCGGGGATATGCCGCCCAAAACGATTCAAACTGCGACGCGCTATTGTCTTTGTCTTTGTCTTTGTCTTTGTCTTTGTCTTTGTCTTTGTCTTTGTCTTTGTCTTTGCTTGTTTTGCTTAGCAAATCCGGCATTTGCTTGTTTTGCTTAGCAAATTTGGCATTTGCTTGTTTTGCTTCTGCCCCCTTTCTTCCGGCTTCGCTTCGTGCGTCGGATAAACTATCCATTGCGGAGTTGTCTCGATCTATCTGCGCCCGCATCATCGGGAATAAAAACCGTTCGTTCCCGCCGAGCTGCGGGGCTTCGCCCGTCCTTGCATAAACCAACAAGGAAGTGAAAAGCCGCCCCCTCTCTGCGTCACCGAGCGGCTCTATCGCATCTAAGTAATCGATGAACAGCTTGATGTATGTCATATCCGCCATGCACTTACTCCTTGCGCGGAAGTAGGCAAATACCGATTCCGTGATCCGTAAAAATGCTGGCTAACTGCCCTGCATCCTCCTCCGAAAGATCATCAATTCGTAAGACATTGTTAGTAAGAGAATCGGAAAGTGCGTCTCGAATGCTATCGGCATCGTAGATAATCGCGTCAAATGTCATCCCTCGTCACCTCCAATTAGAACGGCAAATCTCCGTCTTCCTCGGAAATCTCCGTGAAGGTCTGCGTGGGCTGCTGCGGTGCGCTGTCCTTGCTGCCGCAGAAGTGTACCCGGTCCGCCGTCAGCTCCACCACAATGCGCTTGTTGCCAGTCTTGTCCTCGTATTCCCGGCTGGAGAGCTTGCCCTCTACGATGATCTCCTTGCCTTTGGTAAAGTGGGTGCAGATAAGCTCTGCCGTTCCCCGCCATGCCACACAGGGGAGGAACAGTTTTGTTTCTCTGTCCTTTACGTTCTCGCTCCACGCCACGCGGAAGCTGCACACCGTTGTCCCGTTCTGTGTGGCTCTGCGTTCGGGGTCAGAGCAAAGCCGCCCCTGCAAAATCATTCTGTTTACCATCGTTTTCCTCCTTACAAATAGCTTTTTCCAAATTCTCGCCGGAAGTCATCTTCCGTCCAGCCCTGCTCCCGCATGGCCTTTAACTGCCCATATCTCCGCAGCAGGCGCATTTGGTTTCCGCTTCTGTGCACGGCATTTCCGCCGTTTCTGTGGCACCGTTCGCCGCAGAGATACACCACAAGGCCGTATTTCTCGCTTTTGTTGCGGTACGACCCACCAAAAATGTGGCTAATGGTGCCGCTCCAGCGGGTCACATGCGCCATTCCTGCCGCAGATAAAACACCGTCTATCATCAGTCACCTTTATCACCTCCCAACGGCTGGGCTTCACCCCAGCGGGATTTCAGTGCCGCAAGCTCCTGCGGAGTTAAAGTCTCGATGTTTGCTTCGCGGCAATCGGCAACGATCTGGTCAATAAGGCGGCTCATCTGCTCCACATCGTAGGTACTGGAGCCGTACCAAACTGTCACCTTCACGCAGCCGGGAATTTTGCTCGGCCCTTGCTCGGCCATCCAGCCCGTTCCCTTGGATTCCCATTTTCGGCAGAACTCGTCCGCCGCCTTTGATACAATGCACAGAACATCGCTTACGCCACCGATTGTCTTTATTTCCTCCCGATACACATCATTTCTCGGAATCCCATAGTGCGCCGCCAGCTTGTCCAGCAAAACCCACGCATACGCATTGGCATCCAGGCTCCTGCCCTTGCGTTTGATCTGCGCCACATACTGCTTGCCCAACTGCAGCTCGTCGCACACGGCCATTGCCGCCCGGGGGGACTGTACCAGGAGGCACAGCCACGCCCCATCGCTATCCTGCTGCCACCGTGCGGCTGTCACATCAGCCTGCAGCATTGTCCTGCTCCTTCTTTGCTGCCTTCATGCAGTCAGCGCACATCTGCGCTCCGTAGCGGCCCTTGGAATACTTAACCATATCCTTTACCGTCCACATTTCGCCGTTGCGCTTCCTTACAGACACAATGTCCGATCCGCACCGCTCACACACAGGTGCGGCGTTCCGCTCTTTCTCGTCCAGTTCGGCGGAGGAAATCTTGTCCGGGTCCTCACCGGTGGGCAGTGCAAATGTCCGCAACCACATATACTTGAAAGCGTATGTCATGGCCTTGCCGCTGCCTTTGTCCTGCGTGTCCGCACCATCGCCGCAGGACGCAATTTCGATGTATTCCTCCGGCTTTTCCAAATTGACCATGCGGTAAATAACATCCACATGGGTGATGTTGCCGGTGCGGTTGGCCGTCTGTGCGATGGGGTATACAATCAGTTTGTGTTTCAGTAGCTCCGCCCGCATGATGGATGTGACTTTCTCCTCACTCAGGGCTTTATACTTGGTGCTGCCGAACTCTACATGATCGTCCTTTGCAAGATACTGGACATCCTGCATAATCGCAGCGATTTTCTCGTAGATGTTCAAAATTCTTCCTCCTCGTCAATGATTTCCAGCGGGCAGTGCGCACCAATGATTCTTGTGTCTATCAGATACTCGCCCGTTCTCCTGCACTGGTTGCGGGAATATGTTTCCAGCAGAGGGCAGAGGTTACACGCCATATGCCCCTCCGGGAAGTAAATATCCACGGATGTCTTGATGTACCGCAATACGCCGCCCTCGCTCATTCCAACGCCTCCTCGTAATACTCCTCGTTGTCGCTGACGCACTCTCCACAAAGCCAAATGTCCTTGTAGTGCAGAGCGGGGAAATCTGTAATGCGGCAGCCGCAGCAATCGCACACAGGCATCCTCGCAAGCCGCCTATCCTGCTCCTCTGCGTAGCACTCCGCGTCCCATACCGGGTCAGTTGTCCACATCGGATGCATCCTCCTTTTCCGTCTCCAGCTTCCAAATATCCCGGGTGACCTTGGAAACCTGTGGAATATCCCCCGCATACAGGGCGTTCAGGAAATCGTCCTCACTGGTTCCGCACAGAACAAAGTGTGGCTCTGCGATGACCTTGTACCTGGAATATACGGCTGCCTTATTGCTGCCGCAAACCAGGTCGCCCACCTCGGCCACATCGCGCTCCGACCGCATAGTTACCCGGACGCCGCACCTTTCAGCCACGATGGCGTAGTAATGTTTTTGCATCTTCATTCCTCCCAAATTCTCACTTGCCTGGTCTATCCAGCTTGTCCACCAGCCGCACAAACCAATAGCTGACCGTTGCGGCCCCGATGATGACCAGCGTCAATGTGTAACCGTCCATATTTACTCCTCCTCTATCCCCATCCACCGCAGAAACGGCATCCGGGGGATTTTCGTCCTGTTGCCAACCCGCATTGTCGGGAATCCAAGCTGTTCTGGGTTGTGCCTCGCTGCGTCCCGTATCGCTTGCGGGTCACAATTCAGCAGCTCCGCAACCTCTGCCGGGGTCAGATACAGCTTGTCCGACTTCCGTACATCATTGATTGTCACGCTTCTCACCTCGGTTCGCTGCCCGGATAGCTTCCGCAGCAGCCTTGATCTCCTCCTCCGACACGCCGTACAGCTTCGCCATTTTCTTGTAGTACTTCCGTGCCGGCGCCCAGTCTCCGTATTCCCAATGTCTTACGCAGGACTGGTCAACAAACAGTTTCTTGCCGACCTGCACGCAGGAAAGATTTGCTCTATCCCGCATTTCTCTCAATGTCAAATTTCATTCCCTCCTTATATGTGAGATTTCATTGACTGCGGCGGGGCGTTTGTGCTATAATCGCCTTGCAGGAGTGCAAAGACAGCGATTCTTGCTGTTAAATCCCCTCCCCGCCCGGTGCGGAGGTGGGGAGGGGAAACTCCTGTACCCCGCCTCGTGTTACCGCACGGGGCGGCTTTCTTATCCCCGCCGCAGTCTGTGAGTTTTCACTTGACAAATGCAACCGCCGCCGCTATTATGTAAGTGTCAGCCAACAAAATATCGGCTATGTAACCCGCAAAAGAAGAAATTCTATGGGGGCTTGGTTTTTTGTTGCCTTTATGATTGCTCACAAGATAATTATAGCGTACATATTGTGCGTTGTAAAGTATCAAAACGACCGTTTTGTAAGTTTTGTCAGATTGCACAAAAAAACTATTCGTTTTTTGAGGGAAGCATGATATTCGATATTGGTTTAATTCTCGCACGGCTTAAAGGCCCGAATAACCCGTATATCTATTATCCAGAACAGTATGAGCAAGATTCATCGCAAAGCATTATTGCGGCAAACAATAGGTATGATTTAACTCGTTTTTCACAACATGAAGCGGCTGTTATCAGAGAAGTGTTATATACCGTTAAAACAAAGTACCCTGCGGAATATCAAGCGCTTGGGCTTGTAAATGAGGCGTATGTAATAACATATAAGCCGCGATATGTTCTTTTTGAAATTGCCGTAACAAAATATAGAAATTCGGCATCGTGTTTTGACAAGTTTGCGGTTGCTTATGCGTTTGCAAACAAAGGCTCTGATTTTAGGCTTGCCGCAATCGGTGCGTTTGAGGAAGCAATCGGAGAAATATCATTTACTGTTTTAGATAAATTTGCATCATTAAGTTTTGCAAAAATATGCAACGAGTTTTCAAAGTTATATGAGCAAGAATGGGAATTTGATAGTGCCATCTTTTGGTTAAAAAAAGCGATTTGCCGTGGCGGATTAAACAACAAGTATTTTGCGGAAAGAATCAGCGAAATAGAGAAAAGAAAAATTGATATAATCAAAAATAATAAGCGCAAGCGCAACAGACGCATATCCGCTGAAAACGAAAAATTCGAATATGACTTACACGCTGCCGCCTTGCAATTTATTCAGGAGTAAAATATGCCAAAAAGAGATACAGTTCGGCCCAACATGAATTCAATAGCAGAGAAGGTTTCGGCTAAAAGTTGGAGCGAAGCGTCGTTTTCGCAAATGGTTGGTAAACACAAGAGATGGCTAAGTGAGGTTAGGCGCGATAAGAACCTCCCATCCCCCAAGGAAGCCGCGAAAATGTGCGTCCTGCTGCAGGTTAATCCAGAGGACATATTGCTGGAGCAGGCAGATATCGAGCTGGTGCGGGGCCTGCTGGAAAATGAAAAAGCCCCCGGCATAAATGCCGAGGGATTGAGCGCAGCACGGAAAGCGTTGCTTGATGCAGTTGATGGTTTGACCGATGAGCAATGCGAGAAGCTATTGGGGATTGTACTGGAAGCTAAGAGGGTTCTATGAACGATTACATTGAAGTAAATGGAGAAAAAGTCAAAATTCCAGATGTTGCGCTTGGGAAAACAGCGCCATATTATGTCGAGAAACTCCAGCGCGAAGAATTTCTGAGAAAGCGGGCAGAGCGCAAGGCGGATTTATACTTTGTCGGCGGGTTGCTCGGAACACTTGCCGGAACCATCCTCGGATGGCTGTTGGCAAAGTTCTGTTAGCCATCCGATCATGCGCTTTGAAAACTCGAAATGCTCATTTTTAAGATTCCACAGGTTGATCCAAAGCCAGACATTGGAACTGACCAGCATTGCTACCAACAGCCCAACAAGCTCTTTCATTTTTCATCCTCCTTAATACATATTCAATCTGGCGGTCTGTCAGCGTCGTGATTTCCGCTTTCAGCCGTTCCCGTACAGATGTTTCATTCATTATATCACATTCGTTAAAAAAAGTCATCATTTGTATGGCCTCCGTTAAAGTGTTTTCACCTATACCCCCAAACACGGCTTTTGTTGCACACTTTTGTGCAACAAAATCGTAGAAAATAGAAATTTTGTTCTAACCCTCCCCATCCCCGCACCGGACAGGGAGGGTTTTGCCCACGAATCGCCTATCGGCTTATCGTTTGCACAGCCACCATATCAAAAACAAATCGGGCGGTGCAATCCCGAAAAAAGGCAATATCCCCAAATTTGGGGTTTGCAAAATAATGCGGGCTATGCCCGAAAAAGGGGAAGAAGGCAATTAAACATGGAGAAATCGTTGCAGGACACTTGTCGGGACGCAAAACTGGAACAGCACATCACGGCGCAGGAGATAGCAGACCAATCCGGTGTGCCTTTGTCCAGCGTCAACAACTTTTTCGCATCCACATCTAAAGCACCGGGCGTGTATGCGGCTGGCCCCATCTGCAAGGTGCTGGGGGTGTCTATGGACCGTTACTTTGGCATTGTAGAGGTTGTTTTGGCGCAAGACCAAATCAAGCAGCTCCAGCAAGTCCATGACGAGGATGTGCGCCTTGCACGGATAGAGGGCGCATACGATGAGCTGTCCAAATCAGCAGAGGAGCAGAAGAAAAAAGCAAGGCGGCAGCGCACGATGCTGTATATCACATCGCTGCTGTCCGCTATCCTGCTGGGTATAGTTACATGGTATGTGGCGCTTGATTACCATGTGCAGGACGAAGGCCTAATCCGATCCAGGACAGCCGGTACGATTGCATGGATTGTCATTGCGCTTTTGGCGTTGGGAATCGGCGTACTTACATCCGTGCTATTGTCCACTCTTGCGGCGGGCAAAAAATCCAAACAAGGCGAGGAAGCAGAAAATGAGCAACTGCATTAAATGCGGAACAACTCTTGTCCCGGGCGCTGTATATTGCCATATGTGCGGCAAGAAGCAAGTGGCAGAAAAGCGGAAGGGCCGATCTCGGCCAAACGGAGCAGGGACAGCTGTAAAACGCGGCAGGGCGTGGATGGCCGTGGCCTCCGGGTACTCATATACAGAAAAAACGCCAAACGGGGAACTGCGGCTTATTCGCAAGCGTCCATCGAAATGCGGGTTTCCAACGAAATCAGAAGCCCTAAAATGGGCGGCGGCGCATTCTGCGGATAATGTTGAAAAGTCAGCTCCCACGCTATTGTCTTTGTGGCAGGGGTGGAGCGAGAACGATATGCAAAAACTTTCCACTGACAAACAGGCCGGATACAAAAAGGCCAGGGAGCGGTTGGAGCCTATCATCGCAAGAGAAATTGACACGCTTACCATAGACGATTTGCAGACAGTCGTGAACGAACAGTCCACATCCTATTACACAGCTCGTGACATGAAGTCCCTGCTGTCACATCTGTATAAAAGAGCAATGGCCAACAACGGCGGAAACGGAACAGTAACGGTAAATTTGTCCCGCTTTATTGTCCTGCCGGAACTGGTGGAAAAAGAACCCGAACCGTTTACAGAGCAGGAAGTAAATGCAATGTGGAAAGCATGGGACAACGGAAAACTGTTTGTGGGCTATATGCTCCTCATGATTTACACATCCATGATGCCGGGAGAATTGTTCGCCTGCAAATCCGACATGATCGACTACGACAAGCACGAAATATACGGCTGTGGCCGGAAAACAAAAAAGAGAAAAGACACCCCCATCGTGTTCCCGGTTTTTATGTCCCCGGTGATAGAGCGGCTGGCGGAATCTGCATCCCCGGAAACAAAACTCCTGTACAGCGGATATGAGAACAAATTTTACGATGATTACCACGCCACAATAAAAGAACTTGGAATCAGAGATTTGCCCCCATATTCCTGCCGCCACACCACGGCCACGGAAGCCGTGAAGAAAGGTGTGGAGCTTCCGGTCGTCCAACAGATCATGCGTCACTCAAAACTTGTGTCCACCCAAAGATATATCCATGTGTCCACGGAAGCAGCGCACAGGGGAGTAAACCAACTTGAAAAATAAGCAATTCTATGGTTGACTTATGGTTGACAAAATGTCTATAAACCATTGAATTATAAGGATTTTGCGTTACCCTGCTAAGGGAGTAGGCGGCTTAAAAACCCGTGCGAGGGTTCGACTCCCTCCTTCTGCGCCAAACCCCGGAAACCCTTATTTTTAAGGGCTTCCGGGGTTTTTTATGCCATGAATTTGCGCGGGGGAATTTTTAAAACTGTTGCGCAGAATTGGAGTAACTTGCGCGGAATCGCATTCTATGGTTGACAAAATGGTTGACGTTTTTTGCTGCAAAATCACCCATTGCGATACATGCTTTGGCAGCTCTTTACATCCTTTGCCTTGTCGATTTGCTTCTCGTGCAGATAATCATAGATAGCCTGCATGGAGGCGGGCGGTTCACCATTCGCCTTGCGATACTGCTCAATCTGGCGTACAACTTCTCCATGTAGCAAATCCATGTGCCGCATTTCTTCCGTGGACAAATCGTAAAACAGTTTCGCAAGCGTGGGGTCGGATTCCTTGTATTTTAGGGCGCACTTTGCATATACTTCTGCATCGTGGATCTCGCTATCGATAAAATTTTCCAATTTCTCAATAACTTTCATCCCGCACCTCCATCAGATGCGCTGTACCCGGAGGGCAACATTACTAACTGTGGATGCCGCGCCAGTCAGTACCATCGACAGCGCAGAGCCGGATGCGCAACACGCCTGACGCACAAGAGCGGGGAATGCCAGCGCAACAGGCGCGCCAGCCGCAGCATTTGCGGAAGCTGTCGCACCGGGAACAACCACTCCGTCCTTGATGAGCGTTGCAGTGACCGTCCCTGCCGCCGTGGGGGATACAGTGATGGACACATCGACATCATAATATCCCTTGCCAACGATATTGACAGCGTTTCCGTTCAAAGAAATATCACATCCATAGCGGCGGATAAGACTACCCAGAGGGATAACACCATTTACGGCAACCTCCGTGGGGGTCTGCATAGCAGTGTAAATCGCAGATTTGCAAGACATTGTAAAATCTCCTTTCTAAATTATTAAAAGGGCGGGACACCAGCCCCGCCCACAACCCGGCCAAAAGGGCCTACTGTTCTGTGTCAGATGTTTGCGCCGCAGCAGCTACTGCAACCGCAGAAGGGGGAATTGCCGGCGTTGTAGGTGTAGCCGTTGGGATAGCGAACCACGCCATACATCCGGTTATCCATCTCAAGGCTGGCAATGCGGGCGGACTGCTCCGCAATGCGCTGCTCAAGCTGGGTCTTCTCCAAAGCGGCAAACTTGGCATCGATGTTGGCGTTTACGCCATCAATGGCCCGCTTTGTGTCGCAGCAGCACTGCGCCATCTGGCTCTGGATGCTGTTGCCGGTCTGCATGATGGTCATGTTGGTGCCGTTCTGCGCCAAAGCCATCTCCTTGCCCAACTGCCCGATGCCGCCCTGCATCTCGTAACCAAGATTGCAGATGCCGTTACCGATGTTGGTCAGGCGGTCGTTGATCTGCCCGAACTGCTGGCCGAACAGAATTTCCTGCTGGCTGGCAGCGGTGGCGAACTGCCCGAACTCACCCTGACGATTCCATCCGTTGCCGCCGAAACCAAACATGAACAGGAACAGAACCACGATAAGAAACCAGCCGGAGCCCCAGCCGTTTTCATCACTTGCGCCGCGAGTTACAGCGGCGATATCGCTAAGAGACATACCGTTCTCCATATGGAAAACTCCTTTCATAAAATTTTTATAAATAAACCGTGTCGACCCGGCCTATTTCAGGAATTGCATAAAGTCCTTTGCTTGTTTCTGCAAATCAGCAAACTGCTCTTTGCTCATTTGCCCAGAAGTTAGTAACCGCTCGATTTCCTGCTGTGCTTTTTGCGGGGTCATGTTGGCGGCGAATTTTCGGAACTCTGCCACCATCGCAATGGGGTTATTCGGCTTTCGATTTCCGTTTCCCATCAGCATTTGCATCATTGGATTTGCCATTGATTGTGTCCTCCAATCTCTTTACGCGTTCTTCCAGGCTGCTTACATCCACAGGCGGGGTAGCCTGATACGGAGAAACCGTGTAAGGCGTTACCGTTGCATACCCCGCGCCGTCCGTCTGTTTCATCCACACAATGGGGTCGTTTTCATCCATCAGCAGAATGGAGCTGTTTGGGGCCATTCTGAAAGCCTCTGCGCCGTTTCTGCCGTTTACCCTTGTAATTTGGCACACAAACGCTTGCGGGGCTCCTGCGGCGTTTTGAGGGGCATAATTGCCGTACTGGCCGTTATATCCCATCGGCTGATATGAATTCTGATAGTAAGGATTAAATGCCATCAACATACCGTCCTTTCTTCACGGAACAATTCGGCAAAATATACATATATCCGCAATTCTTCCGGGTCTGGGAACACGGTCAAAATATCCCTTGCCATTTGCTCCGTGTAACCGCAAGCTATAAGCCGTTCGTACATTTTGCCACCTTCTTTCTGCTTTTATGGTACAAAAATACAGGCACCAGAAAGTGCCTGAAAAGTGTCAAAAAAGCAAAAATCCCCCCGCCGGTTAAGGCAGGGGGATAAATAGTTCCTGTGCAATTTTATGATACGCTCTGCATCTGTGCCGCTTTACGGTTTCAACGGACATATTCCGCTCCATAGATACCTGTACGCAACTTTTGCGGCGCACATCGCATTCTATGACCACCATCGCTTCATTGTCAGGAAGCAAAAAAGAATCAACAAAAGCAACGGCTCGTTTTGGCGGCAGATTTGACAGAAAATCCCTTACGGCCTTGTGGTTTCTGTTCATACACAAAACAAATAGCCGTGGAGGTGCGGATGCTTATGCACGGGCGTGAGGCCGGCGTAGCGATGTCCTCTGCGCCCTCCAGATGTTTACCGTTACCGGATATACCCATCAAAACCGGCATCCTTCAGCCGCTCAGAGGGGCAGCTCGTTCACTCTCTTCTGGACAGCAGCGTAGTCGTATCCAGCGGATTCGAGCTTGCAGCGACGCTCAGCACCGTTGCCCCATTTGCCGGCAATAACTTCCAGGGCAATTTCGTTAACTGACTTTTTCACAACGCTACCAGTGGTGATGGTGCTGAGATCAACCCAGCCATACACGCCGCTAATGTACGTGCCTTTGTCATTAACAGCGCGGAGGTGGATCGGATGCTTGCCGCTGCTTTTTGCCGTCACTTTTGCCTTGGATGCCTTGACTACAGTGCCGGATGTGGCATTTGCGCTCGTATAGTGCTTGCCGCCCTTGAAGTCCACAATCTCGCCGACATGCACGTCCAGCGTGGTGGGCTTGCCCGGCTGCTCAGGCTCTTCCTTGCTGTTCAGCAGCTCATTCACACGATCCTGCACGGCATCATAGTCGTACCCTGCGGTCTCCAAACGCTGACGGCGGTCGGAGCCATTGCCCCACTCGCCACGGATCACCTCCCAGGCAACCTGGGTCACGATCTCGGACGGATGGGAGGTTTTGTTCAGCCGGTTGTTTACCTCTGCGGCGATGCGTCCCATGCGCTCGTGCAGATAGGGCCCGGGACAAGCCGTAGCCGTAAACATACGGTGCTCGGTCAGGTTGCCGTCTGCACCCCCGGTGTAGTTAAGGGCCTTGATGCCGTTGCGCTGGCAGATGTCCACGCACAGGTCAATCAGCTTTCTATAAGCGGCATCGGACACGGGCCAGTCGCCGCCGGTGGCGTCGTTGGCAACCTCGATGTTGACGGCGCGGTTGTCGTTGCTGGGGGACGCAGAGGCCCATGCACGATCTCCCTCGTCCACATAGAGACCCACCCGTCCATCGGAGCCGATGCCATAGTTGGCGCTGGCTTCGCGGTTGGGGTTGGCAAAGAGATTTCCGCAGGTCTCCACAGACAGATCACCGGCCATGTGGTGGATGGTGATCTTGTCAATGGCGTGGTTCCGGGGATGGTCGCAGTTGGGGGAGAGCTTAGTGTGGGATACCAGGCTGGAATTATTCATTGCCGCTGCCCCCTTTGTTGTAGGTGGCCGTGGAGATGCACAGCACAGCGCCCAGGAAGGTGTCCACGGCGGTGATGGTGGTGACGACCTCCTCCGAGTAGGGCCAGGCCCACACGGCGGACAGGGCCGCGTACAGCGTGGCGATGGCCGGCAGGACGATGATGACCACCCACTTGAGAATGTCATACAGCTTGTCAGGGATTTTCAT